ATTTTTGTGCACGGTTGTCTCAATAAGGGGGTATTTGTAATTGCAAGCAAATTGCATCAATGGCACTTTGGTCGGGAAACAGCAACAAAAGGAGTATGCCGAGAAAGACGCTAAAGGATGTTTGCGGGATCCATGGGATCACGCGGAAGACGCTGGAGTATTTGAGGAGTCAGGGGGTGAATGTATGGGACGACGAGGCGATGGCGGAGGCGGTGAAGAACCGGCGGGTGAAGTCGGATTCGAAATGTCCGAGTGAAGCAGCGCAAGCGGATGCGGGGCCAGTGGGGGGCGAGGTGCTGACGTTGGAGGATCTGGAGAGGGAACTTGCGAGTGCGGTTTCGCCGCAGATCGCTCAGATGCGTAAAATTCAGATTTCAGGCTTAAGGGAGGCAATCAAGGTTCGGGTGGAACGGTCAGAGCTGATTCATGTGGATGAGGTTAGGGAGAGGGATACTAGGATAGCAAACGCGGTGCGGTCGGCGGTGATCAAGCTTGAGAACGACTTACCGCCGAAAGGGGTGGGTTTGGATGAGGCGAAGATGCAAAAGGCCTACCGTCCGATCCTACGGGAGATCCTTGAAATGCTGGCGGACGATCAAAGCGAGTTCTGGAAAGGGAAGTCATGAGTGTGGATTTCAGGACGGCGATTCGACCGCCGAGCAATTTGACGCCGCCGGAGTGGATGAGCGCGAATGTGAGGATTCAGAACTCGGAACGGTCGGCCAACTTTGATATTGATCAGACGCCTTGGTGGCGTGAGCCGCTGGAACTGGCAGCGGACAACTCGGTGCATGAGGTGGTGGTGATGGCACCGACCGGTTCGGGCAAATCGACAATCGCGGAAGGGCTTTGCCCTTACATCGTGAGCGAAGATCCCGGCCCGTTTCTCTACGCGAGTCAGACGGATTCCGACGCGAAGTTCTGGGTGGAGTCAAGGGCATTGCCTGCGATGAAGAATTGTCAGGAACTCAACCATCTCTGGCCGAAGGACAACAGCAAGAGCCGGAAGACGGAAATCATCTGGCCGCACATGCCGATGGTGTTCGGAGGTGCGAACAAGTCGAACTTTCAAGAGAAGTCGATCCGATGGGGATACGGTGACGAGGTCTGGGCGTGGAAGCCGGGGCTGGTGCGGGAGTTTTTGGCTAGGCATCATAACCGCTGGAACCGGCGGTTTTATCTGGTCAGCCAAGGCGGTGAGGAGGGAGACGACCTTGATCTGGAGTGGCGGAAGACGGATGGCGCAGATTGGTCTTGGGAGTGCGAGTGCGGATCGGTGCAGGCTTACGGGCGCGAGCAATGCCAATATGACAAGATCAAGAACGATGACGGATCGATCAACATGCAGGCGAGCGCTGACACGGCGCGGGTGGTTTGTCCGTCGTGCGGGAAAGAGCACGCGGACACGCCTCTCAACCGCCGGACGCTGACGAACTCGGGGCGATATGTCGGCACGCGGGAAGGCTTGGCGGGCTATCGAGGGTTTCACGTGCACGCGCTGGCAGTGTGGTGGGTGCCGTGGTCGGAATACGTGCTCGAACTGCTATCAGCGCGGGCCATGCTTGATGCGGGAGATGTGACTCGGTGGCGGCAGCTACGCCAGAAGCGTGATGCGCTACCGTGGAAAGACGATATGGGCGTTGAGCGGCGCGACTTCGTGACCGCATCGCGGGACAAGTTGGCGGTTGAGGCGAACCCTGCCGAGAAGTTACCCGGAGAGACGCACCGCTTCATGACGATCGACAAGGGCGGCGACCACTTTTGGGCGGTGGTGCGGGCATGGTCGAGGGGTGGGCCGAGCGTGCAACTGTATGAAGGGTATGTCCCGGCGACGGGCGGCGATGAGCGGCACTTGCGTGAGCTGCAAGAGAAGTTCGACGTGCCGTCGAATCATGTCTTTTTGGACATTTCTTTTGAGTGGCAGGAATCCGCACAACTTTGCGCGGACAACGGCTGGATCGGGATCAAGGGTGAAGGCGAGGTTAATAGCTTCACGTATCGACCTCCATCGAGAGCAGGGGTGAAGTCGCAGCAACCGGTTGAGCGTTTGTTTTCGCAGTTCCAGGCGGCGAAGGGATCGAGGGGCGGACGTTGCCGATATGTGAGGATTGCGACCAACCCGCTCAAGGACATCCTATGGCGGGTGATGAACGGGCAGGGGTTGCGGTGGGAGGTGCTGCCGGATGCGTCGAAAGCCTACGCGCGGCACATGAAAGCTGAGGTGCGGAAAGAAAAGCAGGTGGGGAGGTCGAAGCGAGTGCTGAACTACTGGGAGCAAACCGACCGAGCCAACCACCTTTTCGACTGCGAAGTCTACCAGATCGCGGCGGCACAAATGTGCAGTTTGTTCCAAGCAGAACCCGACAAAGAGGCAGAATAAGTCACCAAAGCTCATTTTTCTTATTGCAAAATGATTGCATTTAGTGTTTTTTGGGCGCATGGGTCATTGGCACACGGCGCGGGACATATATCTGGCGGTTAAGGATGACAGCGACTCAGTGGCGCAGATTCGCAAAGAACAGAAGCGGCTGGCCGGAGAAATAGCGACAGAGGACAACGGCGGGCTGGATCTCACCAGCGCCACGGTAAACGGCCAGAGTTATGCTGGTGCGCGGTCGATTACTAAAGTTCAGCGCCTTCGGATTTTGAGCAACGTGCTGCGGATGGTGGATGCCAACGCGGTGCCGTCGAGCCGAACCACTCCCCTCTCTGCGAATCATGGCCATTGTTAATGAGTTCGGGCGACCTTATCAGACGCCTTACCGCTTTGCCCATGCGGCAGACCGCAGCCCGGTGCACGGGCCTCAATACGCGACGCGGCGGGCATCGATCGATGAACTGATTCCGCCGAGCGACCGTCAAACGCTTGTTAGTCTATCGCAGCGGCTCTACACCAACAAAGGGGTATTGCGAGCCTGCATCGACCAGAAGGCAGAATACTCGATCGGCAATGCTTACTTGCCGGAATATCTGGGAAGCGACGTGGAGCCCGGCGACCGTGCTGAACAGTGGCTACAGAACGTCTGGTTTCCCAACTGCGACGTGCGCGGCGGGGTGTTTGATTTCAACCAACTGCTATTGATCTCCTCACGGGCGATCGATCGTGAGGGAGAAGCATTTTGGCTATTGACCGAGACTCAGGAAAAGGGCTTTCCGTTGATCCAGCAAATTGCCAGCCACCGCGTGCGGAGCAATGCGCGCGAAGACGTGGTGGAGAGCGGTTCCTTTAAAGGAGCGCGAATCCATGACGGTCTGATCAAGAACAAGCGCGAGCGCGTGATTGCGTATCGAGTGTATTCCGGCCAAGACAAATTCAGGGACATCCCAGCGGCGCAGATCATCCATGTTTTCAACCCATCGTATCAAGAGCAAGGACGCGGACTTCCGTCTTTTACGCATGCGCTTGATGATCTGAAGCACTGCCTGCAATCGACCGAGGATGAGCGACGAAGGCAAGGGATTCTTTCAGGTCTTGGCTTAATCGTTTCAAACGAAATGGGCGGGCCGGACCTATCGGACCCCTCAGTGACCCTTGGCGATGGAATGGACAACGGAACTGTCGAGGCCTACGAAAACACCAACGGGATCTACTACCTGACGGCCAACGCTGGCGAGAAGCTGGAGCAAATCAAGCATGATTCCCCCGGCGAGGTGTGGGAATCTTTCCATGACCGAATGATCCGCGAGGCTATCGCGGGCGTGGGCTGGTCATATTCGCTGGCGTGGAAGCCTGCAGGGCAAGGAACCGCCGAACGTGGCGAGATCCTGCGAGCCCGCCGCGCGATCGAATCGCGGCAGAAGATCCTTGACCACTTAGCCAAGCGGGCGGTGACCTATGCCCTGAGTTACGCCATTGAGCAAGGAGCGGTGGACAGGTTGCAAGCTCCGCTTTCGTGGCGATTCACGCGACCTCCCCGCTTGTCGGTGGATGATGGACGCGAGGCCAAGGCGATGAACGAAGCTTACCGGCTCGGGCGCACCAACCTACGCGACCTGTTGGAAGCTGATGGAAAAACTTTAGAGGGCCATTACGCGGCCCGCATCGACGAGATCGTGAAGCGCAAGCTGGCGATTGCCGAAGCAGAAGCGGCGCACCCCGGCGTTCAGATCGACGAGCGCGAAATGGTGATGCTAACAGCCAATGAACCTGCCGAAGAGCATGAAGAACCTAATCAAGATTGAGGCCCGAAAGGGCAAAGTGAAGCTAAACGACGCGGTTGACCCGTGGAGCGCAGATGACCTGATCGAAGAGTTGCAGAAGCTCTACGGGCAGACAGCGGTAGAGAAAGCGATGGAAGTCGGCGGCTTCGTAGCGGTCGAGGACGACGCACTGGAAACCGTGCATTTGGAGATCAACAGCCCTGGAGGCTCGGTGACGGACGGCTACCGGATTTTCCACGAACTGGAGGCGATGAAAGCGCGCGGTGTGCGGGTGGAAGCCTTGATCAATGGCCGTGCGGCCTCGATGGCCACGGTGATCGCCATGGCTGCGGATGTGCGACGGTTGACCAAGGGAAGCTTGATGCTGGTGCACGACGCGAGCACGGTGACGATGGGAACCGCCAAGGACCACCGAAACGCGGCGGACTCACTTGAGCAGATGAGCGCAGAGATCGCGGAGATTTACGCAAAAGTGACAGGAAGTGACGCCGAGGACATGCGCGACCTGATGGCCGAAGACCGCTGGATGAGCGGCCCAGAAGCCTTGGAAATCGGCTTTATTGACGAGATCGTCACCGGATCAGGCGAAGAAAATTCACAAATGCAAAAAAGTTGCACTTGCAAAAAAGTGGCAAATAGTGACAATGACCTCAACCAAACTGAAAACATGTTTGAATCACGAAAAGATTTAAAGGCCAAGCTGGAGACTGCGGAAGCAGACTTGACCCGCTTGGAAAGCGAACTGGAGGCGAGCGAGGCCAAAGTGGCTGACGCGACTGCCCAAGCTCAAGAGCTGGCCGAAGTCCGAGACGACTTCAGCGCGGCGAAAGAAGAGATCACCGCGCAATCCGTGAAGATCGAAGGTCTCGAAAGCGATCTAGAAGCCGAGAAGGCGAAGACCACGGACGAAGCGATCAACGCACTGGTGACCGCGAAGCTGGCCGAGGCTGGGCATCCGGGCATCGAGTTCACTGACGAGGACGACGCCGAGCAGTCGATCCGCGATCAATACGAAGCAATCACCGACCCAGCAGTAAAAGCGGAGTTCCGCAAGAAGCACTGGGCGTCCCTTATCAACGAATCAACTAACTAAAAGTTATGGCAAACACATTCGATTCCGCCTTGGTCGTGGATGTTCTCCGCGATCAGGCCATTACCACCCTGCAAAGCAGGCTCGCGCCGCTGAACTCCTTCTCTCAAGACTTCAGCGCAGATCAACTTGCTCCTCGCAAGACTGTCCAAGTGCCTATTGCAACCGCAGGCTCGACCACTCTGACCAACCCAGCAGACTTTGAAAGCGGTGACAGCACGCTCGGCAATGTCGAAGTGGCAGTGAACCAGTATTCGCAGCCCTTCCACCTAACCAACGATCAGATCAACTCGGGGCATCGCATCGAGAACATCGCTAAGATCAACGCCCGCGCGCTTGCCAATAAGGTGATCGATGTGGCGCTTGCTCCAGTGACCACCGCCAACTTCGGTTCTGCCGTGGTGGACGTGGACGCCGCGTCTGATGTGGGAGCATCTGAACTCAAGACCCTGTGGGCCGCGCTGAAGGACGGCGACACCCGCAACGTGGTGCTTGATGGTGCGATCTACGCGCAGTTCCTCCCTTCCAATCTTGACGGTTTCACGCTCGACACCAATGGCCGCACCTCCGGCATTCATGGGTTCGACGGCTTTTACTACAACAACCGCTGGAGCGGTGCCGGTGCGACCATCAACGGTTTCGCCTGCACTCCACAAGCGATTGCAGTGGCATCCGGTGTGCCGACCGCATCGCCCGCAGACGCCGACATGGTTGAGCAAGAGAACATCGCGATCGATGACCTCGGGCTGACCGTGCAAGCGAATATGTGGATCTCGCGCAGCTCGCGCGCCCTGTGGTGCTCCTATGATGTCATGTTCGGCGCTGCCGAAGGCGACACCAGCGCACTAAAACTCCTTGTGCTCACTCCGTAATGGCTCTTGCGGTCCAACTTTCGGGTAAAGATGGCGTGGTCTTGGTGCCGAGTCGCGCAGACGCGAAACGTCTCGCGGCTGGCACTAAGGCTGTCCTTTTCCGACTTGAACGGATCGAAGTGCTCAACGCGAACAAGGCACTTGCGCTCAAACTGAAATCCGCAAAGAAGGTTGCAAAGAATGCAGCCAAGAATGCAGCCAAAAAGGCGGCAAAAAAAACATCGAGCAAGTGAATTGATTTTCCGTGTCCTAGTAAGCGCATCCAAGCCCGCCCGTTTCATGCGGGTGGGCTTTTTTCTTTTCTATCATGTCCCTTTTAAGTGATTTCGCCAAAGACAGCTTTTTCCAAGCGCGTAAAGTGATTGGAACCAAAATCATGTCAATAAGTGGCGGCACGGGGGTAGAGGTGGTGCTTAACGAGGCGCGGTTTGAGCGGGATTACGAGATTGGCGGGTATGGCGACGCGGAGAGCCTGACCGCGACGGCACAGAGTGCCGAGTTTGTCGCGGCCTACCCGCTCACGCCTGCCAACTACCTCGGGCTGACGTGCGTGGTGGATGGCGATACCTGGAGGATTCAGCAGATCATCGCGGGAGACGCGACGACGGATCTCATCCTAAGCAGCAAGGAGGATTCGGCATGAGGCTGACCATCGACACTAACCAGAAGAAGATGGAAGCCTCTTTAAAGAGGGCGGCGAAGGGATTCGGAGAATCCAACGCGCAAGCGGTGATACGGTGGGGGGTGAGCACCTGTCGCGAACTGGCAGTTCAGACACAGGCGTACGGGCGTAGCAGTAAAGAGCAACGCGCTGCGATCGAGGCGGGCATGAACATGGTGGTTGTGCCGCTTACGAGCATGAAGCGCACGAAGGCGACTGTGAAGGGAATCTGGATGGGTAAGCTGGCGAGCTTCCCGAAAACCCGCCTACTTAAAGATGAAGTAGAGGTAAACCAGTTCATCGAGCGCCATCGCGGGCTAAGAGGCCGCACCCGAAAGCTACCTATCGCGCAACGCGGGGTGTGCTCAATGCCGATATTTAAGCGGGCGCGGACGCTGCGTAACAAGCGAGCCGGAGCCGCGAAGGGGCCATGGCTGGGAGCAGGTGAAGCGATCGGACGCTACCAAAAGGGCAGCGGCAAAGTAACTTTATCGAAAAGCTCCATGCGCTTCGCATGGAAGCATGCTAGGCGGGGGACTGCTCGCGCTCCACGGGCGGCGATGACGACTCAAGCACTTTTGATCAACCGTTCCAAGCACGTGGGCGATACTTACGTTTTGAAAGACGGCGCCATCCGCGAGGCGATTGCGTGGGGGGGAAGGAAGACGGCGACTTGGTATCGCAAGGCCGCCAAACAATCACTCGACAAGGCATGACGGCGGATAAGGTGTTATCAGCGCTTGAATCATGGATCGAGTCGAAGAACGGCGAGTATCCTGTGGTAGACACCTGGACGATCGCGCAACGCGATTCGGATGAGGTGAAGTCCTACCCGCTGGTGACGATCAACGAAGAGGACGCGCAAGAACACCCGGTGCTCAAAGGGGTAATGAACCCGCTGAGTGTATCGGTCTCGCTGACCACCGTTCCGCACGCGGGCGGAGAAACCGCCAGTGCCACGACCATCGATACTCATCGGGTCTACACCGCCGCCCTTTATCAGATCCTAGCAGACTCGGCAGCGGTCGCCTTCATGAATGATGACGCCTTCGGGCCGCGCGTGTGGGAGATCGACGGCAGCGAGGGAGTCACGCGGGAGGATGATGGCCGGAGAGTCACGGAATTTACACTTAGAATCATTTGTTCAAACCAATAACCAATAGAAATTATGGCAGCTACAGTTCACAGCACCGCCCGTTTCGGCGTCGTCGATGACAGCACAGCAACGGGTCTTTATATCGCCTCCCTGTCTTACTCTTACTCCAGCGAGCAAGGCATGGTGAAGGATCACGAAGGGTTCACCGTAGGCTTGTCAGTCTATGATGACCGCACCGAGATCAGCGCCGACGGCGTGGTCAAAACGAAGGGAAGCGGCCTTGTGGCGTCGATTGGCGACACAGTAACGCTTCTCAATGAAAGCGACGACGGCGACGCACTCAACGACGGCGCACTGATGAGCACTTCGGTCGGGACCGCCGCACCGATCTGTACAGGCGGTGGCATCACGCGGAGTAATACCGAGTTTGAGACCGGCTCTCTAACGCTCGTATTTTACCCGCTCGTGGCCACCAGCTAAGGAACCCTGAATGAAAGACATGAAAACCAACCCTTACCTCGGCAAGCGGGCACACATCACGGGCGACATAAATCTGGCTAGCGCGTGCATGAGCATGGGCGTGCCGCTTGATCCGCACCAACCAGCGAGCGTGACGCTGCGTGAGGGTAAGCCTGATTATGGTTCCTTTCACCTGCTCGCGGTGACATCAGACGGCAAGCACTCGACGAAAGACCTCATGACATGGTGGAGTCAGCCTGAGCGGTGCTCCATCGTAAATTTTCAAGCGATCATGACGTTTATCCGAGAACATCCGAGCGACTGCAAGTCGGGAGCGGATTGGATGGAATACGCGCACGGGTGGTTGAGGCGTCGCAATTTGGATCTTCCCGGCATGCCGCTGCGGTTGATCGATGTGCCGGGGTTTGTAGAGCGGCACGCGGAGAGCGTGGCGGCGCATGTGCTGGCGGTCGTTTACAACCGTGAGATGTGCTTCGAAGAGTATCGCGCGGCCAAGCCTGACGTGCTGATGGCCTCGGGGCAATCGGTGTTGAAAATTTCCACGGCGCTCGACGAGAAGCGGAGCCGTGAACTCATGGCGAGAATGAAAGGATGAAGACTTATGGAAAGAGATGAAACGAACAAGGGCGGCATGTTCGCCACGGAAGAAAAGAGGGACGGGCTGCGCCTGCAACCCTTCACGCTGGCGATCGGGCAGATCCTCGAAGAGAAAGGGAACCGGTTTGCTACAGGAAAGACGATCAAGCCTAAGATGGGCGAGGTCAACGAGTTGATGTTTGTTATGTGCACGGACATCGAGGACTTGCTCAACATCGAGGAAGACGCTTGGAAGAAGGAGGTCTTGCGATTTGCCGCGAAGCTAACACCAGATCAAGTTGAGACGATTCAAGGGCATTGCGAAAACGAGGTTAAGCGCATGAACGCCAGCCAAACAACGAGTGCGCCGGGAAAGCCGAAGGGGGGGTGACGCTGACAGTGACGCCCAGTTTTGTGGCCATGGCGGTCTACATTCTAGGCCGCTGCGGATACACCCCGCACCAAGTCAAATATGAGACGCCGGTTTATGAGATCCACCAGATCATGCACGCGCATCTCTACACGAAAGGCGTGGGGCTTGACTGGGCGCACTACGACACCACTGCCGACACTGAAATCACTAAAGCTTTTGAACGATTAAAAGATGATTGGGAGCACCGTAAAGCTAGGGTTTGACGGCACCGCCGTTACACGAGGATTCGCCAAGGTCAGCGCGGGATTCAATACGCTGGGCAAAGGGATGGCCGCTGTTGGGCGGACCATGTTGGCACCGTTTGTCAAACTCATGGCGTTGCTTGCGCCGATCATGGGAGTCGCGGGCATGGGCAAGGGGCTCAAGGGCGTTATCGACATGGGTGGCGAACTCAGCGACATGGCGGCAAAAGTGGGCGGCACGGTCAAGCAGATGGTCATGCTCAAAGAGATATTCCGGCGAACCGGCATTGAGGGAGACAAGGTGGGAACCGTGCTTCAACGGATGGGCCGCCGGACGTTGATCGGCGTTCAGAAAGAGACCGGCGAGTATGCCGACGCGCTGAATGTTCTTGGTTTAAGGAACAAAGAACTTCTTGATTTATCCTTGCCTCAAAGGTTCGTGAAGATAGGGCAGGCCATGAATGAGCTTGGTGATGAGTCGTTGCAAGCGGACGTAGCCATGAAGCTTTTCGGTGATGACGGATTCAAGTTGGTCAACACATTCAAGGACTTTGCCAACGTGATGCGAATATCGCGTCAGAGCGTGGGTGAGCTGGGTTCCAATATGGACCAAATGGCCGACCGTTTCGATAAAATTTCCGACGCGCTCGGGTCGATCGGCTTAAAGTCTGATCAGTTCTTTGCCGGGATGGCCTCGGAGATTCTTCCCTCTCTGGAGAAGATGGCGGACTTGCTTAATCAGCTTGATCTGACTTCCTTGGGGGAGAGTTTTGGCAGCTTCATCAAGACCGTTCAAGCGTCTTTCGAGAACGGAGTGTTTGGTGAGCTTGTTTGGGATTCGCTCAAGTTGGCAGGATCGAAGTTCGCCGCTTTCATTGCGTCAGCACTTGAGTATGCCATATTGAAGATGCTCTCAGCTTTTGGAAAAACCGACATTGGCAAGAAAATCAAGAGTGACTCAGAACGCAAGAAGAAGCTCCAGGCTTTTGGGTATGGGGTTTTGAACGCAGGGGGGGGAGGGCTATACGGCAGGGTTGGAGTTCCTTCTGAGGGAGCTCCTTCAACTTGGGATAATGCCTTTATGAGCGGAACCACTCCTGATTTCTCTGAACTCATGAGCAAGAACAGCGCAGCGTTCAACGTGCCGAGTCAAACAGCGGCTTTTAGTCGGTATCAACGAATTGCAGAACTTGAGGCGCGTCAGGAGTGGTGGCGCAAGACCGGGATGAGTAACGAGCGGATTGCTGAAGCGACCGAGGCAATTCTAAGAAAACCAGACCCACAACCCGGATTTTAAATCGATGGACCAAGCTACAAAATACAATATTGACAGCACTATGTTTGTTCCGCAGGCGAATTTTAGTGCGCGGAGCAATGATAACTTTGCTTGGACTGCATCGCAGGACTACAAGGTGAGCACGGATTACCTTAACGGCGGTGCAGCTTATACGCAATTAAGGGCAGGCACTCAATGCACGGCGCTCGACAATTCAATCCCGAGCTTTTGGAGTTTCTTGCGTCTTCAAAACTGGGATTTGCGCCGCGAAGAGGGCGGGGTTTCTGTAATCACGGTCAATTTCACCGGCTACTGGTCGGCAGAATCGAGCAGCGAGGAGAGCGAGGAGAGCAGTGAGACCTCGACAACGTATTCACTTAACGGGACTCTCGAAGAGGCTTCAATTCTTGAGCACCCGAAAATCACAGAGTTAGATGGGGTAGAGGTAGCGCTTTTGAATGCATTGGTAGAGGGTCGTGCCATCTGGAACATCGAAGACTCAAAAATTTGCAAAGAAGATCCAGATACCGGTGAACTTACCCCATGGGAAGAACAAAAACAAAGGATCACCTCACCCGACGCAATAGAAGCAGCAAACCGGATTGCCAAAGGGGTCTACACTTACAAGCGTCCTTCATTCATCTGGAGTGAGACGGTGGTGGGAATTTTTCCGTTGAGCAGCAGCAAAGTAAACAGCCTCGGAAAGATCGACGAACCAGCAGGCAATCCGCCAACGCCGACTGGAAACCGAAACTGGATGTTGATCAGCGCCAGCTCGACTCAAACAGGAACGAAGAACGCAACGATCACGAAGCATCGCGACTGGTTACTATCTGAGCGCGAGGGGCATGATTCATTTCTTTATCAGACATGAGGGTCGCCAAAGCAAGAGGAACAGTAAATCTGCCGCCTAGCAGTGGTAAGTTCGCCAAGTGGGCACCGCAAGTCAACAAGGCGATCCAGCAGTTACGGGATAGGGTTTACATCATACCGCCGTCCAAGCAGGGCGGAGGCGGGAGCGGCTTCTGTAAAGGCTTCCATAAAATCTACCAAGACGACAACGACGACTGGTTCATCCGAGGCGGCAGCGTCACCGGTGGAGACTCGGTGCACCAGGTGAACGACAAGGCTTTCAGCGTGGCTTCTGATTTTGATCATGTCGTTTGGCTATCGATCTCGGTCACGGCCAACGAGCAAGACAACGTTCTTTTGCCGGGGTTAGAGACGAGCAGCGCGCCGAGCTTTGAGACGGGAGCGAGCTACCCGGACCAGACATTACCGACCATCGACACGCCCGCGGGAACGCAAATTATTCCACTTGGAACGCTGGTGGTGGAATCCGGCGTGCCGACCTACACGCACACCGGTCCATGCTCGCCTGTTCAACTGAATCACTGCCCCGGAACGCTGAGTTATGCCTGACGAGATCGAAACGCTTTCCGACTGGAATGCTCGCCTCGACGCTTGCGGGTGTTGTGAGATGCCTGCCTGTCCAGCTCCTATTCTTGAGGCCGAGAGTCTTGATGGCTCTCGGACGGTTTCTGCTTTCGCTCCTTATACTTATGACCCAGATAATGAGTCTGGAGGCGATGTGCCTAATTTGTATTTAGCGGAGACGTTTGAATTTGAATATAGCGATGTGGGCGAGTCAGAGGAAAGCGAAACTCGAAACTGGAGGATATATGTTGATGGCGAAGAGTCTTCTGTTAATTCATCATCTGTAATCAACCGTGAATTCAGCGATGAATCTCAGGCTCCTCCGACTGGCAATCATTACATCCCTCAAAGGACCATTCCTCCCTTGTATGATAAAGATGAGAGATCTTCACCATTTGGTTGTGATGTAGACAAGGGCGATTGTAATGATACAGGATCAGTAACAACCAATATCTTTACCAGCGAGTTCACTTTTGAAGAGACTGACAGAAATGGAAACACAACTAACGAGTCTGAAGACCACTCCCGGACTCACACGTATCAAAGCGATGGAAACGGAGGTTGCGAACTAGACTCCGCTTTAGGAGCAAGCGGAGAACTGCCGACCAAGACCCTTGAGCACCAACCGGCGACGGGAAGCACGGTTGTCGTCGATCTGGACAGCACAACCGACACCATCAAGATAGAAGGCAGCACCGTCACCGAATCAGGATCAGGTAGTGAAGCAGTGCCCTCGGGTTGGTATGGAAGTTGGTATTTGAACAGCGGAACCAATTCAGGATCGTTCACCAGAGTCACCACAACGCGCAGAACTTGGACCCTTTCGGAAGACTTCACAAAGTCAGATTCCATAGCTGATGGCGAAGCGTTTCTCAACGAAGCGTGGGATGATATAATTGTTGGGGGCGGGTCTTATGATGGCGATTGCTCATTGCTGGTTTTCTCGTCAGGCTCAGATGCTCTCGCGGAGAAATCAACTAGTTGGCCGCAGCAAGGGGACGGCATGACGGGAGGAGATAGCCTTCAATACTCATTCTTGGAAAAGAGATTTCGCTACCGATTCACTGTTCCCGCCAGCCATGCCGGAACATATTACAAGATCGAGTGGGATGAGGTGTTTTTCCCTGAAGGATGGGGCGAACCGGGCGGCATTGCGCCAACGGTGACGCCGAAGTCATGGGAATGGACAGGAGGCGATAAAGTGGGAGACTGGAGCCTAGAAGTGAAGGTGCCGGAGGGCGAGCTAGGAACAGTCGAACTGCGAAACATCCGTTTTTTGTGCGCCCGGACACCGTGGGGCGAGAAACCCGAGACGATGGGGGAAACTTATGAGCCTTGATCCCTATCAACCCGCCGAGAATGGCGGCGAGACCATCGCCAGAGTAAAGAAGAAACCGCGAACGGCACGCGTCAGAATGCGGTTAAAAGGGCAAAAAGACGGGCCAGTGTATCAAGGCCAGAAGGTGGTGCGAGCGTGTAAAAGCTGCGGGAAGTAGCGGCGGAATCGACTAAAAAAGTCATCTATAATCTCTAAAAAGACCAAAAAACGTCATTTTTGCCAATCTGGCTATTGCAAGTTTCTTGCGATTGTGGATACTGCATGCATGGCACAGATCAGCAATGCTAGCGCTTTTCTCGGCCTCGTGGCGACAGGCACGGCTGAAGGGACCAATATTAGCGGCAGCGTCACGATTGGGAAAAATCGCGATGTGTTGAATTACCAGAGTGCTGATATTGCTTACAGTTTCAAAGTTACAGCAACGGGTGCAGCGGATCGAGCACGTCTCACTCTTAGCACAGGAGTGGTTACGCAAGAGGATGGCGGGCCGACGATCGAGGATGGCGACGGCAAAGATTTTGAAGGCGCGACGCTCGGCACCGCAACAGGGCATTGCATGGTATATCTGTCCGCCCCTTCGGATAACTCGGGGACACTGACTTACACTAGCTCAGATACGGACAACCCGACCGGAAAACTAATCGCCGGTTCCGACTTTGACGCCGTGGCGACGTTCTCACGCTACAAGGTGAACGGCCATCTCGATCTTACTTTCGCCGCGATCGGAGACACGGTTACTGTTACGGTTCTAGCTCAAACTACCTGATACCATGCTTGATTTAAGACCAATCCGCTACGACCTGCCGACGATGGTCACAGGTGACACTCTCCCGGCAATCAACTTTCTAATGGAGGGAACCGAGGCGGACCTGACGCGGGCGAGGGTGACGGTAAAACCGGCTGGCGAGGCTACGGAATCGTTGGTGTTGGATTCGGATACGAGCGGAATGACGATCACGGACGCGACATCCGGGGGATGGGATTTCGACCTTGATCAGATCGTCAACCTGACACTGGCGGCGGGAGAATATGCCTACGACCTCGAAACGACGGATTCAGATGGTGTGGTGCGGACTTGGCTTCAAGGGCAATGGCAAATTCTGAAAGGCTTCACGGCCTGATTTACGATGAGCGTTCAAATCACGATTACACAAGGCGGTTTGCCCGTTAGATTCACGGTGGCGGAGGGTCGCGGACCGAGAGGGCCAAAGGGGGATACTCCAACGGCGGAAGACATCGGGCTAGGGAATGTAGACAACACAAGCGACGCGGACAAGCCTGTAAGCACCGCTCAGGCGGCAGCAGATGCGACCGTAGCGGCGAATGCAGAAGCAGACATAGAAAACGTTCAGAGCGAACTAACTGAGCACAAGCAAAACACCAATAAGAGGTTGGAGCTGGATTTGTCCAGATATGTTTTCGTTTCATTTCTGCCTGAAGACTTGTCTGGTGGCGAGATCGTGCAGGAGGGAGGTTTTTTCACCCTCCCGTCATTCAGCCACACTGCCACGCTGGGGGATTTAGGGTTAAGGACAGGGGCTGATGACACTGCTGGTGGAGTGTTTAGCGGACCGCTGATTCCTGAAACAGATGATTTTAGTCTGTCTGTTTTGTTGACCATTGATGAAAGATCGTGGTCGAATGAACACTTTATTGTTAGTCAATTCACAGCGGGTATATCAGACCGATGGAGGCTGTCTATACAGGACAAAAACAGTGACGAGAAGCGGATTAAATTTGTGTGTGACGGCTTCGCTATGCATCACGATATTTATTATCAAGACTGGATTGATTCGTGCGGCTGGCTCACTTTGCAGGTCTCTCGAAAGGGTGATGCTTTCGCTTTGTTGATTAACGGTAAGGCAGTTGACAACCATGTAAAATCAGGCATTAGCCTACTGCAAACGGACTTTAGACTCTGCAGGGACGACAGCGGCAATTACACTTCGCCCAATGCGCGCGTTGCGGCATTAGTGGTAACAGACGGGCTTGAGGAATCGGAGTTGCTGCATGTTGCCGAAACCCTGAAGAGGACGATTCCTAAACCCACGCGGTCAGGCATGATACCAATGAGCGAGGTTGCTCGTATTGACGCTACGGATTCATATTTTGACTCGCCTTGGCTTCTGGAGGCTGAGAATGGGGACTTGATATGCGGTGTTCAAGTCGGGCGACCAGCGACTCCGTCTCGCACTCACTTATATCGGTCGTTTGATTTCGGCAGAACATGGAATTTTGACCAAGTGCTCGACGGGCTATGGGCTGGGAAACCATTCAAAGTGAGCGGTGAGCTGCATGTCATCGGCATCGACGAGCAGTGGGGAAACATTGTCGTTTTCCGTTCTGTGGATTCTGGCAGGACATGGACAAGCGGACAGATATTGGCTGGAACTTACGTTAGCGGGGGAGCCACAAGCGTCTTTGTTGATGAGTCTAACAACAGAATTTTTGCAGCATTTGAAAGAACCGACACCGGATCACACCCCGCGAGATACGCATTTGCGTTACAAGCCACTGTTGGGAGTGTATTGACGGATTCTGCGAGCTGGACGGCATCGAATGAGATTGATTTAGATACCGTCGAAAGCGGGCTTGGTGTCCTTGAAGGCAATGCGTTCAAGGTAAATAACGGTGGGACGGTGAGCTACAAACTAATTTATCGTGTTAAGGGATCGAGCTACAAGGACAAAGCATTATTGATAGATTATTCATTCGGCACTAATGCGTGCAGCAACGCTAGATTCTTAACAATGCCGGTTGAGGATTCTAAATTCTGGATTCAAGCCATCGGGCATCACACACAAGAAAAACTATTGCTCCTGCATAACTCCAACACGCAGAATCGGAGGACTCGCTTGGTTATCAGCAAGTCCACCGACAACGCTGCTACATTTCAAGAAGTTATGTTGATTTCGAGCGTTCCCGAAGACAACGACGAGAGCGACCGTTCGGGGTTCATGTATCCAACACCCTACATCATTAACGGGGGTGAAGATTTGGCGTTTGTTGTCAGGACATCCACGCCGGAGGGTTCGGGGAATTTTCACAACGCTGATCGAATTGAGTTCTTCCTAATCCGTGATTACGTCCTTCAGGTTTTCTAAAGTGCTATCAAGTAATCTGCTAAAAACAAAAACAAACCAAACCATGAACACGATTCAAGACATCATTACGTTCCTCAACGAAAACTCGGGCGGGCTTTTCAGCGTCTTCACGCTGTTGGTTGCTTTGTTCTCAGCGATTGCGGCCATCACGCCAACACCGAAGGATGACGGATGGGCTGCGAAAGCTTACAAGGTTGTCGATTGGTTGGCCTTAAATGTATTTAAGGCTAAAGACAAATGATAGCCGCGCTTACAGCTTTGTTTCGTGCGTTATCCGCATATTACGAGCTGAAATCGCTTTCCTATCTCGACGACCGTGAAGACAAGTTGCTGCGAGAACTCCAAAGACACACCGATGAGATCGACCGTTTCAGGAGCCTTGGCGATCCTCACTCTCAGCAGCGTGCTGACGGGTTGCGCTTGGTGGCAGCCGACCTCACCGGGCAAATTGAACATCTACGCGCCCGACGTGCTGAGGCTTCCCGAGGGGGAGGCGGTGGCGACGGATGACGGGATTTACACACCTCAGACTGATGAGGTTTGGCACTCAGATAAACGTTTTAGAGAGCTTGAACGCAAATTATTAGCACCATGAAAATAGCAATAGCAGTTGGCCACAGCAGGAGCGGAGACAAAGGAGCCATTTCAGTCGGTGGCATGTCCGAGTGGGATTACAACGTGAAGCTCGCCGCGCTAGTCCAGGATTGGATTGTCGGAAATTCTAGTGGCGTATCTGCAAAGGTGATTTCTGACTATGCCGGAGAGTCATACAGTTCCGCTATGAGTGACGCGGCGGACCAAATCAAAGCTTTTGGCGCTGACGTTGCCGTTGAGCTTCACTTCAATTCCGCATCGGCATCGGCCCAAGGTTTTGAACATCTTTACTGGTCAACCTCACAGGAGGGAAAACGGTTAGCGTCGTTACTTGTGGATGAACAAGCCAAGGCTTTTCCATGGCAATCCAACCGAGGAGCGAAGCCTAAGACGGGAAGCGACCGGGGCGCAGGCTTCCTTTCCAAGACTCACTGCCCAGCGGCGATCTGCGAACCGTTTTTTGGGTCGAACGAAAGAGAGTGGAAAAACTACTCTAGCGGGGACTCGATGACAAAACTAGCAGGGGTATATGCGCGGGCGCTGACGGCATTTCTAGGGGTGTCGCTGGTCGGGCCTGAGCCTGCTTCGGAAACTGACGGGGACGCGCTCAAAGAAGATATACTGGCGAGCGTGGCTGCCATTCGTTGGCAGTGCGACAAGATCGAAGCTCAATTCACATGAGTCCTTTTAATAGTATTTTAGGGCTTCTTGGCTCGTTCTGTGCGTGCATGTTTGCTTTTGGCGGCAACAAGCTCGGCATGGCAATCGCGGAGGCAGGAAGCGAGGCATTTCCTGACTGGTCCCGATATTTGCTAGGGCCGCTTGGTGCTCTGGTCGGGATGGTGTTTGCGGTGCGATGGCTGGCGGTGAGGCTCAAGCAGGTGGAGGATCAGGCGCGGAAAGATCAAGAAGAAAGGCAAGCGGCGATCATGAAGTTGATGACGGATCATGCGGTGATGGCAGAGCGAAATCTAAGGGTGATTGAGGCGAACACGGAAGCGTTGGAAAAACTCAGAGAGAACTAACCCTCTTCAACATGCCTAGCGGATTCAAACGGTTCATTGTGGCGGCAGACAACCACGGGCTGCACGTTGACCGTGAGGCTTGTGAGAAGTTCCTGAGTTTCGCTAATGACTGGAAGCCGCACTACAGGATCCACTTGGGCGACTTGTGGGATTTCGGACCACTGAGAAAGAAGGCGAGCGCGGAGGAAAAGGCGGACGGTCTGCTGAATGACTACAACGAGGGGTTGCTGTTTCTCGACAAGTTCAAGCCCCAATACCTGACGCTTGGCAACCATGATTTCCGTCTGTGGAGGGCAGCGCAAGAGACGAGCGAGGGGGTGCTAGCAGACCTTTGCCGTAGGCAGGCGATGGAGGCCGAGGACGATCTGCGAAAGCGGCGGATTCAGTGGTGCGAATACAAGGTGGATGCGTATTTGAGGATGCCGGAGGGTGGGCCGAGGTTGATTCATGGTTTCCGCTCGACGATGTATCCGGCGAAAGCGCATTTCGAGAACTGGGGGCCGTGTCTTCACGGTCACGTTCATAAGCCCGACCACTACACTGCGAGGCATGTGGAGGGAGGTGAGTCGTTTTCGGTTGGCACGCTGGCCGACCTGAGAAAGCTGTCATACGCCGACCATACGCCCGCTAAACTCGGCTGGCGGAACGGGTGGCTATACGGGATGATCCACACTAAGACGGGTAATTGGAAGGCATGGCAAGTCATCAAGGAAGGAGGCACATGGATCAGTCCAATGGGAACACTCTGAAAGCTCTCGATTCGTTTTTGAAATCCGCAGGGATCGAGGAAGCGAAAGACCAGTCTGAAGATGAATTTACGATGGAGGAAATCGCGGAGCGTGCGAAAATGTCACGGAGTCAAGCGCAGAAGTTGATCTATGACCGCATGAAGGAGGGGACGGTGACGAGGCGGAAGAAGGGGAAAAAGTATCTCTACCGGCTCGTGTAGTTGCTATATTGACTAACGCGGGGGCAGATCGCTTATCTGGCTAAAATAGCGACCTTTTGGGCACTCTCTATCGAGTTCCGCCATGCCGATGAGCAGCACCATCATTGATATATCTTCGCCGCACAACCGGCAACGGTAGTGTGCACGACCTAACCTCTCGGGGTGGTCGAAATCGTGGGGGCATGTCTCTGGCTCTTCGTTCATTGGGTTGACGGTTGATCAACTGCCGAGTATTCCTCGTGGGTTAGAACAGTCCGAACAATCAACGCTTTCAGCGTGATTGTTCTCTTTGTTCTGCTTGGTAAAATTTTCGACTAGAGCGAAGGACGGGCCGGGGAATGCAGCTAGTTTATCGTCGGTGTCGATCTCTAGCCCTAGCGATGCCGCTTCCTCTGGCGACCATACTACCCTGGCATACTTCAAGCCGTGTTCCTTAATCATGCCGTCCCATCTGCCCCCGTAGGACGCTTGCAGTTCCATGTTGGACGGAACCGTTTCCATGTTGCGAACCCAGAACGGGATCGACTTGGTAAACGCCCAGAATTGAACGTCCGGTTTCGACGCTGCGAATTGCATCCACCCCTTGAAGTATTCCTCCGAGAAGAAGTCTCCAGCGGTATGCACTCGGACTCGCTTCGCGTTTTTAGGGAAGCAATCACTTAACACACCCGCCACTTCATCGCACGTTTTCCCGCGGACAGCATCGAAGTTTGTCCAGTAGCGTTTGCGGACGGATGGATACCGTTCACTTACCGCAGCGTAGCACTTGAATTCCTGCTTCGGGCCGTTTATCATTTGTCCCGTTTCCCTGTCCACTTTGGCGAGGCACTGCTCCGCGCCGGGACAGGTTGTTCCCGACGGGATAGACCATGACCACGCTTTAGGGTCGAAGATGTATCGGTTTACTTTTGTGAATGCCGGCTTCATAAAAAATCGGATTGCAGAACAAAACGTCGCAGATCAACGCTCGTTCCTCGCGTGACTGGACTCGGCGTTCTCTGGCTCGATGAGGAATTCGCACTCAAACGCAATGATCGGCGGTGGCTCCATTATGATGGACCTTTCCGCCCGTGTCGATGTTCGACGTAAGCAGGTCTCACAGCCATCGCGCCATCCTTCCTCTGGGTCATCGCTGCCGACACCGTCGCATCGAGCGATGTCGTTGGGCAAGGTGTTTGGTGTGGTCATGGTCTAAAAGGGCATCTCGTCTTCGTCCACATACTCAACGTGCGCGTCCTCTTTATTGTGCTGCGCTCTCGGTTGGCTGGGTTGGTTGTACGGTCTTACAGCCCATTTCGCGTTGCCGAGGATTTCTCCTTTCTCACCCCGGTCTCGCGCTTCCTTGCCAAGATCCTGAACGGCCATGCCGTCGTTGTCGTATTGGTCGGGTTCGTTTTTGAGCAAGACGGAGATGTCCAAGTAAGTGCCTTTCTTTCCTTTGAAGAGTCGGCTTTTGTCGATCTTGGTAACGTCTATATTTATTCGCAGGATTCCTGCTGATTGGTTTTGCATATTCGTTGTTGGTTTAATTGACGCCAGCGTCCGGGTTTCCAAGGTTGCGGACCTTTCGTCCTCCCGACCTCGATGCAGTGTTCGCCTCTTTAGAGGGTTCTACTCATCCGTTAAATCTACGCTGGCGCCAAAAGTTTTCATAGTGGGTCAGAACAGTCCGAACAATCAACGGCTATCGCCGCGCTTGTTCTCTTTGTTATCGGAAAGAATTTTCCGTATAAAGTGCACGTCGATTGATGCGGTAGTTTTAGCTATCAACCCATCTTCCTTTAGTATTTTTACAATCTCATCACGATGGCGGGACTTGTTGGCTATTACGATGTCATAGATTTTCAGGCAGTTATCATCACCGAACTTAGTCCGCGTCGTGGGGTGGAACAAAGAAAGCCGATAACAAGCCGTCGATGGGCGACCCCTATCAGCGGCTTTGTTGGATTTCTCACTCATTGCTTGGACTTGGTTTCAGTTTCGGGACCGCCGCCGTTGCTCGCCGGGGTCGCCATGACTCTTTCGTTCTGCCTAATCAACTTCCCTCCACTCAAGGTCTTGGTCCTCCATTTCATCGCGCACATCTTTTAACATACCGTAAAGGTAGCCGATAGCGCCGGGGTGAATCTGTATGTTTGTGTATCCTTGGCGAATGGTGATCCGGTCGTTCTGGTTCCAAAAGACCTCAAAATCAATTTTCTTGTAACCACGAAAGGCAGAACAAGGCGCTGGATTCGACGCCATGTCAGCGCCTTTGTTGTTTTCGTTGCTTTCACTCATGGCGCGATTCAGCTTTGACGTTCGGGAGACCAAAAACCGTGTATCGCTTCTCGTGCGATTCAGCGGTGACCTCTCCGTATTCTACAAGCCGCTTGATGGCGCATCGGACGCTCTTGGGGCTCAACTTGGTTCCCTCTTCAATCTGCCGAAAACTCAACAGGGTTGTCCCGGCTTTAATGATTGTTGGGATGTGGCCAACTTTGACTGTTTGATCCTCGGCGTAGAGGTTGGCTTTGATAAACTCAGTCACTAGGTCGTCTTTATCCGTTGATGGGCGGTATTGAGGGAGCGTCGGAGCAGCCCGCAATCCCGAACAAGTCGCCGGAGATCGACGCCCATCAGCCGCCGTGTTGGATTCGTGAGCGGATTGGTTTGGCATGGTCTTAGGTGTTGTCGGTGTCGCGGCTGGCGCGTCTCAGCTCAGCGTTGGGCGGCAATGCGCTCATGAGTTCCAAGGATTTCCGAAGGCATCCCCTCGCAACGGCTATCAGGTGTTGCACGTCGGCGGCATCGTTCCATTGCACGATGTCGTCTGCTTTGTCTGTGTGCAGATAGGCGTCCTCCAAAGCGCCCAACAAATCGCTGGACGGGCAACCCTCGCCCGTGACGTGTTGAGGCATCGGCGGTGATGGGTGGTCGGGCATCGGTGGTGATGTGTTCTCATTCATGGCTCGGGTGCGTCAGCTAGGCGTTAAACACAAGTAAACGTAAGAAGAAGGACCACGAAGACGACGAACACCAGATACCAGGCGATAAAATTCGGCGTGCGTCTGCGGTTTACGCGGCCTGAGTGGTCGCGCTTCAAATTAAATGGATCATTGTGAGGTCTCATGATTTTCCAGAGCAGTAAAAGAGGATAAAGAGAGATATCAATACGAGAGCGAAGGCGATTAGGAGTTGCATGGCGTTTTCGGGGTGTAGATCCAGACTCGCTTGGGCCGTGCGTGGCACTTGGCGCGGGTTGACTTCCTCACTCGGTCGGTTCCTTTGATGATCCCCAAGCGAGCAGCACGAACCATTGCAGGACCGATCGCCCTGTTGTCAGTGAAGTTCCAGTCGTCAGGCTCGATAAAGATGTCATCAGTGGTGAATTCCAGCAGGCGCGGAGCCGCAAATTTGATCAGCTCAACAGCTTTCTGAATCTGCCCCTCGTTAGACGTTTCGATAGCCAACAAGGCATCGTCGCGTAGTTGTTCGCCAGTCGCACTCATAAGAAAGCCTCCTCTTTGTTGCGCTTGATCTCCATCTCGGCACGCTCAACGGCTGCAATATCCCGGCGAATCGGCTCGGAGCAGTCGGCGCAGGTTCCTTGATACCAGTCGTGATGTTCGTCAGCGTAAGCCTCGGCCAGCTCGCCAGCGTCCTCCCAAGGAATAGCTCCCCGAGGTGTCAACTTCTCAATCGGGATCTTCACCGAGCAGTCACAGTCCTGCTGGTCGCACTCAAGCTCCAAGCCTTGATTTGTAATGTATAGCGTGGTTTTCATTTAGCTTTTTTAACTATGGTTTGAATTTTGAGGGTTCCTTTCTCGAAAGGTTTCAGCCCTTCCTCAAGAACCGCGTCGGTGACAACCGGCATTGTTACGCCATCCGTTTTTTCGTGCAGCTTCTTCACCCTGTCTTTGATCTGGGGCGAAGTTTCAATTAAAGTGCGCTTCTTGTCGCTCATCGGAAGTAGTGAATCACAGGAATGATCAGCAGTAAAGAAAAAGTTTCTTTTTTATTGCGGTTGCTCGTTGGCGATGTTTACTTATGCCAACGCCTTGATCTGACTGGCTCGTAACGAAACGAATACATGAAAAACGAATTAACTACAGCATGAGCAAACCAATACCCAAAGGAGAACCCTGTGATGGGGATATGACCAAAGCGCTGGATTCGCGCTTCCTCAATGCCATCGTCCTTCAAGGCGCACTGGAGAAGAAAGGCGCGGACCACATCACCGTCGAAATTGACTTCGTGGATTTTCACCAAGTCCTAAAATACGAAAACGGAAGCACTGATCGGGAGTGCTACCTTCTCCACTTCAAAGGAAGCGACAAGCCCCTGAAGCTCGCCAAGACGAACATTAAACGACTGATCTCGCTGCATGGAACGATTGGCGAAGGATGGCACGGCAAGAAAATCGCTCTCGGACTGGAAAACGACCGCCGCCCAGATCTCGGCGGGAAGCAAGGTCCATGCGTTCGCGTGCTTCTGATTGACCCTAACACAGGAAGGATGCCTGAGTCATGGTGACCTCTCCTGGCATACACTACGGCATCAGCTCGCGTGATTATCACGCTTGGGAGTTGGACAAGTCTAAACTTATCAACGGCCCAATCTCCTGCTCAATGCTCAAGTCCTTCGCTCCGAACCCCTTCGCATGGAGATTTGGTCCCGAGAAGAAAACGACATCGGCCATGCGCGCCGGTTCACTCTTCGACTACGCGCTGACTGAACCTAACTTGCTAGAGGCTCAGTGCCACCTTTCCCCTTATCCTGACTTCAAAAAGAAGGAAGCTCGTGAATGGCGCGATAGCATCCTTGAGAGCGGCGACCTGATCGTCACCGAGGAAAGCCTGACGCACGCCCGAAACGCTGCTGAGAAAGTCCGAGAGCATCCCGTCGCCGGCCCTATCGTCGCCGCTGCTGACTACCAAGTTGGCATCGTCAGCGAGATCGGCGGAACTCCCGCCAAGTGCCTGCTCGACATCGTGCCGAAGGAAGAGGCATGGGACGAAGTCTTGTGGGACTACAAGACCACCGAAGGTCTCGATGACGAGTCGATCCGCCGGACGATTGGCCAATGGAAATATCACTGGCAGGCCGCTTTCTATCGGACGATGTGGAACAAGGCGTCAGAGGATCGTTACTGCGAGCGCTTTGGCTTCATCTTCCAAGACCGCGCCACGTTGGAAGTGCGTGTGGTCATACTACCTCAAGACGACCTTGACCTTGGCCGCCGCTCCGTTGCCGCAGCATTGGAAGACTTCGCCACCTGCGCACGCCGTGGCATCCATAGTCGCTATTTAAAGAACTCTTCCGAGCTTGGTCCCCTGCCCTATCAAGCAATGAACGAAGAGGAAGATCTTGAGCGAAAGGAGGTCGCATGATCATCAATCTGCCGTTTGAACTCACCAACGGAAACGACGGGCGAGGTAACAAATGGTTTTCCAGCGCCAAGCTCAGGAAACAGTTCGAGCACGACCTCAAAAGGTTGGGCCTCACCCGTGAGCCGTTCGACGTGCCGGTCTCTGTATCCGTAACGCGCCTGCTTGGTCCGGGTCAACGTCTCTGGGACGTATCGAGCATCGGGCGAGGTAACTGGAAGGAGATCGAAGACGCGCTTGTCGCGTGCGGATGGTTCCATGACGACGGGCCAAAATGGATCACTGAAACGAGGTTTTACCAGTGCAAAAAAGACCGCAGCCAAGGCCCTGCTATCCTTCTGGAAATCACTCCGTATTCCGGCGGATTGTCCGCGTTTTCCGATGCCGTCTTGGCAATGGCGATATGTGAGGCATGTGGCGAGAATCCAATGTTCAAAGGAGACGCTAGGGGGAATAAATGGCGGTGGCAGGACTACCTAGAATGTGTCCCGAAATTCCGAAAAGCAGTGGATTGCTCCGCCGATAATTGCGACAACGCCGAGGAGAGCCACGGCCACCCGAACAACCAGAAAGGAAACGACAATGAATGAGACTATCGAAAACCAAGCGGCGGGTGGCCGTTGTGCTCCACCGACTTGTTCTCCGTTTGAGGAGGTGTCCGACAAGTGGGATAAGGAATCGGGCGGCGAACGCCATATCTGCCGACTCTCTGAACGATTTTGGGTGTCCGTCCTGCATCGCCTGACGGGGTTCGGCTATTGGGAATGGGAGACCGCGATTGTGATTGTCAGAGACGACAGCGACCCCAAGAAATATGCTCGTGGCAAGTGGGATGATCGAGAGTGCCTTATCGTGCGCGGCGACCACCGAGAAACCCTAGCGGGCAAATCGGAGCGCGAAATAATGGAGTGGTATGCCGAGCACTCCGGCGAGCGAAACAGCATGGAAACGCTGCTCGCTGCTATTTCGGAGAACACTAAAGATCGGGAGCCGTAGGTCTCCCGAATCAGGCTGTTCTTTCTGAAATACTAATTGACGCACTCTAAACAGTAGTATAAACCAAAGCCGCCGAAAGGCCACACTGTGTGGAAGCAGGTGATTGCGTATGACAACCAATATTAACAGAACCGAAGCCCCTTTCCGTCTGCCGCGTCATACCGGCACTTCCACCTTTGGACGGAGAGGGACTTCGGTTCTTTTATTTTTTTGATATGAAGCCAAAAAACTTACAAAGAAAGGAGGCGAGATGTTGACAATCGCCAAGTGGGGCGAACTTTACGAGAACGCCGATACACGAAAGCGGCAGCGTCTCAAGTTCTTCTATTGCCCATCCGGCAATGATTCAAATGGCTACCTTGAGCTAGCCTCCAGTGAGGGTGGCATGGAGGCTTTTGGGATCTTCATGGCAATCTGCCAGTGGTCGGCAACCCAGCCGAAAAACCTTCGCGGAAAGCTTGTCCGGGCGAACGGTGAAAAGTTGTCCATTCAGGACATCGCAACACGGATTCGCGTCGAAACGTGCCGAGTGGATGCCGCTTGTAAGTTACTGACCAGCAGGAATATAGGATGGTTGATCGACACGGAATCCGAAAAATCTGCCGACCCGCTGCCGGAAATCTGCCGTGAATCTGCCAGCTTTGTGCAGAGAGAAGGACAAGGACAAGGACAGAGAGAGAGAGAGAGAGAGGTTCCGCTCTCTCGCTCATCGGCAGACTACGTCAGCGAACGACAGGCAGACGGGCGAGCCATAGCCAAGCGCATAATGTCCCTTGCTCCGCCCTATTCCGTGCCCACTCACCTTACCGCAGCCGAGATGCGAGCGATCACCGACGATATGCCGATGTTCGCCGCCATCACCGACGATCAATGGAGGCTCGTAAGCGACTACTGCCAAGCTCGACACCCACAAGGCGCGGGATTTTGGGTGCCTAGAACGCGCACAAAGCTCGTGGAGTCGTTTGCGGACGTTTTAGGGCACTCGACGCGCTGGGCAGAGAAGAAGGGCGTCAGAATCAATTCTGGAGCCAAACAGAATAAATCTAAACCCCTCCCCGAGTCATTCGTTGAATGGCACAAACAATCCTCTTGGGCGGATCTTGGCCCGCGCATAGCGTGGATGACGGAGAAATGCCGCGAAGAATGGAAACTAGCAACCACATCATGACACCCCTTCAAATGATCCCCGTCGCCAATAATATTGCCGACGTTATCCGCATCGTTAGCGATGCTTACAGCATAAGCCCGAAAGCAATCACAGGGCGAGAACGCCAAAAGAGCGTTGCACTCGCCCGCCACGTCGCCATGTATCTATGCCGCACTCGGCTGCATCTGAGCCTGCACACCATTGGCTCCGCCTTTGAACGCGACCATGGAACGGTTTTTCATGCCACCAAGCGCATTCGTGATGCAGTAGAGACGGAACCGAAGCTTGCCGCCTTTATCGAAGGTCTGGCGGGGAAACTCAACGGAGGAAGCGAAGGTGACTTGCTGGCCGAGAACCGACGACTCCGAAAAGCATTCCACGATGCCATCCGCAGGCCGATGGGGATCGTTCCCGCATCCGGTGATGAATTCTATAACGCTAAAGATGACTCACGATGACTGCGACAAACGACATTGAAAACACGGGAGACTCCAACGCGGTCAGCGTTGAGTCCACCGCCCTGTTAGCGGAAGTGATGGACTATCGAAGGGGGCGAAAACAATACGACTTCTCCCACCTGTCTGAACAGGAACGGGGTATGGCCGCTATCGAAGGATGGGAGGATCTGGAACTAAGGATTGAGCAATTTTTATCCGCTAACGCCAAGGAACAGGAGCCGCGATAACCACCATGAGCCACAAAGCAGAATATCACGCCTATGACAGCCTCGACGGGTTGCAGGACATGACCGAAAGCGGTCTCCCTGCTTCCGATTGTTCTCGGTTGTCCGATACGCCAGAAACCGATGAACTGTGCTTTTGGGTTCCCGACTACACGAAAGAACACGCCATGTTTCTGCGCCAACACGCCAAGAAGCTTGAGCGTGAACGCGACCAAGCCCGAGCCGAGGCGATGAAATGGCGCGAGCGGTGGGCCGAGGACACCCCCACTGAGGAGATCGGATGCACCCTGCCTTCGTGGCTTCGCAATTCTTCCGAGAACACCAAGGAACAAGCGCGCTGAAAGCGTTGCTTGTTACGGCTGTTCGGAAAGAGCTCTGTTGCAAAACGGAGAAAGAAACGCAACAGAAGGACACCGAGGGCGGCGCTAAAGGCGTTGAACGGAAGCCGGAGCGAAGCGAAAGAGGGCACTGGATAGGTGATCTTCGCTCTCATCGCCCCCCCCGGTATTGGGCGACAAGCTAGAGTCGCAATAAGCCTAGCTCCCTCTCTCTGAAAAATGGCAAAAAGGGTCACTTAAGCCCCTCTAAGTAATCTTTTTGTGAGGCATGAT